GCTAAAAATGGAGTAAAGTACAGTGATCCAGAAGCTTGGAAGTTAGTACATGAATTAACAGAATGTTTTCAGTATTCATTACTAAAAGCAAGTAATCAGCTGGCTCAAGAAAAAGGAGCTTGTTTAGCATTTGCCCAAACAAAATATAGTCAAGGGCAGTTACCTATAGATCATTATAAAACAGATGTAGACAAAATTACTCCTAATGACTTAAAAATGAACTGGCAAAAATTACGTGATGATATTCACATGCACGGATTGCGACATAGCACACTGTCAGCACAAATGCCTAGTGAAAGCTCTAGTGTAGTGTGTAATGAAACAAATGGAATAGAGCCTCCTAGAGGCTATCTCACAGTAAAGAAAAGCAAAAAAGGTACACTAAAGCAAATTGTTCCAGGTTATACCTATCTAAAAAATAATTATGATCTGTTATGGGAACAAGAAAGCAATGAAGGGTATATCAAAGTAGTGAGCGTAATGCAAAAGTTTTTTGATCAAGCAATCAGTGGTAACTGGAGTTATAACCCTACAAAATATCCTGACAACGAAGTACCCATGAGTGTATTATTAAATGATTTATTGCAAACATATAAATTTGGTTGGAAAACAAGTTACTACCAAAATACATATGATAGCAAAGGAGAAGCAGAAGAGGATTCGAAACTGCCGTTGGTAGAATTACCCAAAGAACAAGAGGAGTGTGAAGCATGTACAATCTAAAAAAATCCAATATAAATACCGTCTTTAATAAAAATAGTGTAGACTTTACTAAACAACCTATGTTTTTTGGTGAATCTCAAAATATACAACGTTTTGATACCTACAAATATGCTAATTTTGATAAACTTACTCAAAAACAACTAGGTTTCTTTTGGCGTCCAGAAGAAGTAAGTTTACAAAAAGATAGAGCAGATTATCTGACATTTAGACCTGAGCAAAAACGTATATTTACAAGTAATCTAAAATATCAAATACTATTAGACAGTGTACAAGGCAGAGGACCGGCTCTTGCTTTTTTACCTTTTTGTAGTTTACCTGAGTTAGAAAGTTGTATTATTACTTGGGACTTTTTTGAAACAATCCATAGCAGAAGTTATACACACATAATTAAAAATGTATATGCAAATCCTAGTGAAGTATTTGATAGTATCTTAGACGATAAAGAAATTTTGGCTAGAGCAAATAGCGTAACTAGAATGTATGATGATTTTCTGAATTATGCAGATCAATATAAAGCAGGCACAGGAGATTTAAATACACTAAAAGAAAAAATGTATTTGGCTATGGTAACAGTTAATGCTCTAGAAGGTTTGCGTTTTTATGTTAGTTTTGCTTGTAGTTTCGCTTTTGGTGAATTGAAAAAGATGGAAGGTTCTGCTAAAATAATTAGTTTTATAGCAAGAGACGAAACGCAGCATCTAGCTATTAGTCAAAATATTATTAAACATTGGAACAACGGTGATGATCCTGGTATGTTAGATATAGTTAAAAAACACGAAGTTTCTGTAAAAGATATTTACAAACAGGTGGTAAACGAAGAAAAGAAATGGGCAGAATATCTGTTTGAAGAAGGTAGTATTATTGGTTTAAATGAAAAGTTACTTGCAGAATATATTGAATATTTGGCAAACCGGAGGTTAAAATCCATTGGTATTGAACCTATTTTCGATAGGCCTTTTACACAAAATCCATTACCTTGGACTACACATTGGTTTGAGAGTAAGGACGTTCAAGTAGCTCCTCAAGAAACAGAAGTAGAGAGCTATGTTATAGGTGGTATTAAACAAGATGTAGATATGAAATCATTTAGTAATTTTGAACTATAAAGGAGAATATGTTAATTGAGAAAAATACAGAAGTAGTTACATTAAAAATGCAATCAGGAGACGAGGTAATTACCAGGATTTTAAATGAAGATGAATCAACCATAGAATGTGAACAATGCATAAGTATTGCACCAACTTCACAGGGAATGGCCATGATTCCTTGGATACAAACTGGATCATCAAAAAAGATCAAAATAAACAAGAGTCAAGTAGTGGCAAAGGTATCAACTATAAAAGAGATTGCAGATAAATACCTAGAAGCAGTAACTGGGATAAGTGTAAGTAGTCCCAGTTCTATTATAGGTGTCTAGGATTAATGGCAACATTTCAAGATTTTAAATCGGGTTTACAAGACTTTAATGATTATATAAGTCCTACGCATCATATAGATCAAACCCTTTTAGGAGATTCTAGTTTTGTTGCAGTAAAAGCAGAGCTAGATTATAATCTAAAAGATATTATTTGTGCTCTTCTCGCAGGACAAGGATTACAGCTACCCAACCTACAAATTTGTCTAAGTGCAGCATTAGGAGATCTATTAACAAATCCTATACAAGGTGCGCTTAGAGAAGCTCTCCAAGCAGCCGCTGATGCTATGTCAGCATTCCAAGATCATACAAATATAGACGGTGTTTTAGGTAGATTAAATGGTATTATCGACGAAGCTGCGGCTGTTGGTAGTATGATTAATTTTTGTGCTGCTCCTGTAAATCCAGTCGCAATTCCTAACATGATACAACAAGCATTTGGCAGCTTTTTAGGTAGTGGTAATGCTGCTATAAATGCATTAGGAAACGTTTTACCAGATAATTTATGTGCTTGTGTTGGATTAGACGGATCATTTAATGCAAGTAGTTTGAACGCAGGTGCTCTTAAGGATGTTTTTGATAATTTAGACGATATATTAAGTGGAAATTTTGCCCAAACTGCTATAGATGATTTAATAGGAAGTTTAAATAGTGTAGCTAATGATTTGGCTAGTTTAATTAGTCTAGAAGGATTAATTAACGGAAACTACAGTCCTGGAGGAAGTAGCTTACATCAAGGAGAGTGTAGTAGTCAATTTAACATACCTAGAAGCATAGGTATAGGCATGGCTAACCCAGGATCAACTAGTGTAAGTTTAAGCTTGGGCAGTGCTAGCGGTTTGAGTTTTACATTTAGTAAGTTAGGAGGATATCCAGTAATAGGTCAAGTATCAACAATGGATACCAGAGGTACTAAACTGGAAGATGAAACAGCTGGAGGTATGTACACCCCAGATGAAATTGCAAAATTCAAAGCAGCAGGTTTAGAAACAAGAAGTTTTAAAAATATTTTTGAATTACTTGTTGAACCTGAAATGATGGATTTATTAAAAAATCCCAGTAATTATGAAGCTTTGCTTACACAACAACAGCCTGTTTATGACTATTGTGGAAACATAATTAGATATGAAACCATAGTACAACAGGGTGTTTTAGATGCTAAAAGCAGTATTACAACTAGTCCTGATGATCCTAATATTAGCGACAGCGCACCTGGAAATGCAGGAAATGAACGAAGTGCAACCACACAATATCAGGGAGCAAGTGTATTTACAGGAGATTTACATCCTGTTGCAAGAACTGGTGATTATGGAGATTTAGAAAATAAACCTAATTTAGGAACTGCGGCCTTTGCTAGTAGTACAGATTTTGCCACTGCAGCTCAAGGTGCTAAAGCAGATACTGCTATACAACCAGGTTCTAATATATCTCTTTTAGTAAATAATGCAGGTTATTTGGTAGCACAAGCAAGTGATTTTGCCACTGCGGCTCAAGGTACTAAAGCAGATACTGCTATACAACCTGGCGATAATATTACATTATTAAATAATAATGCAGGTTATATTACAAGTTTTTCAGAAACAGATCCAATATTCTCTGCAAGTCCTGCAGCAACAATTACTAATACAAATATAAGTAATTGGAATACAGCTTATGGGTGGGGTGATCATTCTGCTGCTGGGTACATAAAAAATTATACAGAAACAGATCCTATATTCTCTGCAAGTCCTGCAGCAACAATTACTAATACAAATATAAGTAATTGGAATACAGCTTATGGGTGGGGTGATCATAGCATACAAGGTTATTTAACTGCTGGTAGTTTACCTAGTAATATTTTAACAAGTGATAATTTAAGTGATGAACTAATAAGTACTTTAATTAATGATGCAGGATATTTAACAGATTCAGATTTAGATGGAATATTATTTGACTCATCATTGTTTGCATTAGCTTCTCAAGGTCAATTAGCTGATACAGCAGTACAGCCTGGAGATAATGTTAGTGATTTAGTGAATGATGTAGGATATCTAACGTCAATACCTTCTATAGATGGTGGAAATGCATTTGGTGTATAATATATGGCAAGAATACAAATAAGAAGAGATACGTCAGCTAATTGGACATGCGCTAATCCTGTTTTATTTGAAGGAGAACTTGCATACGAAACAGATACAAAAATTTTAAAAATAGGCGATGGAGCTTCACAGTATAATAATGTCACTACATTAAGTACACCAGATTTAATAGATTTAACAAGTATAAGTGTATGTACAAACTTACCTAATGCAGGTGGTAGTTTAGAGTATTGCAATACAACAGGAGAATTTTTTTTCGAACCAGCGGATTTATCTAATACAATTAGTCTTACAGATATAAGTGTATGTACAAACTTACCTAATGCAGGTGGTAGTTTAGAGTATTGCAATACAACAGGAGAATTTTTTTTCGAACCAGCGGATTTAAGTAGCGTTATTACGCAATTAGACAATCTATCTGATGTAGATGCATGTACAAATTTTCCTACATGTACACAAGGATTAGTTTTAACTAGTGACGGAGATGGAAGTTATAGTTTCCAATGTATTACAAATACTTTTAGTTATAATTATACTAGTAATCAATATATAGGAAATGGAACATGTACAGATTATACAATAGAATGCAATCATACTGTGAATGATTTATTGGTTATATTAGATGGAAACATTTTACCTCCTGTAGATTATTGTATTATTAATAACAATACTTTGAGATTTGTAATAGCTCCTTTGAATTTACAAAGTATAGATATAAGGTATTTGCCAGTATGAGTAAAAGTAGAGTAAGAGAATTAACAGATGATCCTCCTAAAGGTATAGCTAGTATTACTTTAGGTACAGATCCTAATAATTCTAACAATTATCAATTCACATTTACTTTTGATGATAGATCATCCACTGTATCTAAATTAGGATTTACTAAGCCTACAGATGGAACAAAGGGTTCAAAGGGTGATACTGGTCCAACTGGTGGAACTGGAGCAAAAGGAGAACCTGGTGCA